TTCTTATCCTTGATGGTGTACTTCCCGTCTGGACCACGAGTCACTGACTCACGGATGAGGGACTTAATGCCCTTCCATTGGTCAGCGGAGATACCAGCGGTCTTCAACCAGCGGTCGTCGAACTTGCGTTTACTTCCGGTCAGGCTGTGTTCCACGATGTCAGACAAGAAGCCTTGACGTCCGGCGTCTAACAGGTAGTTCGTCGTCCCGTTCAGGACTTTCGTAAACGGAGAGCGGACTGCAAGTTCACCAGTGTAATACTTGGCAGAACCTAAAGCAGTAGCCACAGGTTTACTCAGGTCACTGTAAGCACGGAGACGGTCGATGACATCCTGTTTGGACGGACGGATTGAGTCGTCAAGCTCTTTACCGAAGACCACGTTGTGCAGGTCCTTAATCTCCGAGGCTCCCATCTTCTTGTTACGGAAGGCGAGGTCACGGAACATCGGAATGCCATGCAGCATCGCTCGGACGTTACCACGGGCCAGCATACCACCAATCTCCGTCAAGTTCTGTACACCCATATAGGCGTTCTTGGCGAAGAAGGACAGGTCGGTCATGGTGCGCATCACGGTAGAGAATGCAGCGTCGTCTGCACCATCACGGCGAGCACGACCAGTCAGAATCTTCAGGGTATCACGCAGAGTCGAGACTTCAGCTTTCAACTTACCGTCATCACCAGCGCGGTTCATCATGGTCTCTACTGTGTCCTTCACTTCCTTCGTGGTCTTCCCGGTCCCAGCCATGATAGCGATGTCGCCATTGACTCGACGGTTGTACGCCGGGACAATCTTATCCATGTCCCACTCACGGAGGCTGTTCACGTTGAACGGCTGACCATTAGGCAGGATGATAGACATATCGCTATCGAACAGGTTACGAGCCTCAAGGAAGTTGTTGTTCTCCAGACCCACCAGTCCGTTGATGTTCTCTTCCATTACGGACGAGCGTTCAAACAGGTCGGTATGAGAGATACCGTAAGCCTTATCGTTGGCGTACTTATCGACCGCAGCCGCAAGTTCCTCAGGCTTCAGGTTTGGGTTAGCCTCCAGCAGAGCCTCGTCGACACGGGCCTTGACTTCAGGTCGTGACGCATAGCTCGTGAGCCATGACTTCTTGATGGCCTCCTGTAGAGCTTCAGGGCTTCCCAGCTCCTTGATGAACAGTTCCTTCATCTGGTTGCTGTAGACGTGAGGAACGTAGGTCCCCTTGAAGCGGCTACCGGGGAAGATAGACTGAGCGTCCACTCGACCGAACATCGCCGGGTTCTCCATCATCTCACGCTTAGAGTCGAACTGGTTCTTCAGCAGGTCGTAGACCTTCAGTTCACCCGGAGTCAGCTCAGCCTTCAGGTTTCCACTCCCATCCTCAATAGCCAGAGATACACGCTGGTAGATGTCCTGACGGAACGCCCCATTGTCACGGTTGAAGTTTGTCTGGAAGTACGGGTCCTTCAGGGCCTCAGTGACCGCATCGTCGATATCGTTGTAGAACCGATGGTCCACTGCACGAAGTCGCTCGAATACGTCTGACGCTGTAGTCCCAATCTTCCCGCTCGCACCTGATTGCATACCTGTAGGTGAGCGCACCAAGTCAGCGGCAAGTCCGCGAATCTCAGGGTTCTCAGACCTCAGGAGCTTCAGGCCAATCTCAGTGAGACCACCAAGGTTGACACCAGCAGCCGCACGTTCAGGCTCAATCACCTCGTCGAACGCTTGGCGCGTCTTAGGGTTCAGCGGGTTCTCGCCAATCAGGATTGAACCGTCTTCAAGTCGAACACTTCCCGGCTCATTCGGTACGTCAGCGAACTTAACGCCTTGGTGACTGAAGGTCTCCTCTCCTTCACGGATTGGCAGACGGGATAGGTCCTGACCATCGACGTTACGAGCAGTCTCACGGGCCTCCAGACGTGTAGCGGGACCAGCGAACTCATTGGTCGACTTACCGAGAGCCTTGGCGATACCGTCCCCGATAGCGGTCATCCCACCACCAAAGAGAGCACCAGCCATGATAGCTTCAGCAACATGAGCATCACCACCAGCCACAGAGGTACGGGCCAGCTCGGAAGCGCCAGCCAACGCACCAGACTGAGCAGCTACGGTGAACATCTTGTTGACCAGCTTACCACCCTTGCCTACCTGTCCAGCGATAGGAACGTAGGTCAGAGGGTCCACACCCGCACCAATCACACCAGCCGCCAGTTGAGCGCCAGTCCCGGCCTTAGCCTTCTCAGCGTCTAACTTCTGGTTCTCCAGCGCCAAGTTAATCAGCTCAGTCAGGTTCTGAGGGGAACCGCCAGTGATGACTCCGTAATACTGAGGCAATACTCCAGCGTTACGAATCTGGTCTAACTCTTCGCGGGACCACTTGTGGTTGTTCCAGCGGGTCGGGTTAAACACATCGCCAATGACGTCCAGTGAATCCTCGGTCTGACCAGCGCGGATAGCCACGCCGACCATAGAGTTCTTCACCTCAGCCTCAGCAGCACCACCGAAGCCGAACCACGTAGAGCGGTCAGCCCTTTGGTCCAGCGTCTCGCCAGTTGACTTATAGAACATCTCTCCGAAAGACTCATTGGGAGCCTCAGGTTCCTGACCTTCGATGTTCATGCCAGTAACGCCCGGAAGGTTCTCTCCCAGAGCGACTTTAGGTTTAGACTTCAAGCCCTCCGTGAGAGCGTCGAAGACATTAGCGGTTACTGGTGGGGACTTTGGGGTGATACCGTTTCCAAGAGCACGACCCACGCCAGCCTGATAGACAGACTTATCGTAGCGGGAGCCAGTCTCATGGTAGCCGATAGCCTCAGACAGAGAGGCGAGGACATCAGGGTCTGACAGGTCGAGACTTTGGGTTGCCGGGATGCCCGTAGCCGAAGCCACGGACTGAATGTAGGACTGGGTGTCATTCTCAGACGGAGGTGCCCAACGAGTGATAATTTTCTCGATGGAGTCGTAGCCTTGGCGACCGTAGGACATCAGGTTCTTCGCCAGAGCACGGACGCCAGAGTCAGGAGTGTCGAACGTTACGAAAGACCCATCGTCTCCTGTAGCTCCTTCCCACTGGTCTTTGGAAACACGAATGTTCCCGATGTTATTATTGCGAATACCACGAGTCGCCATTGTTATTACTCCTTACCAATTAAGGTGTTTGCGATACCCTCCAGCGAGACGTCTTTGTACATACCGCCCCGTTTCTGGATATTACCTTCACGCTCGGCTCGACGTTTATCACCAGCCGCTTTAGTCTCGACAATGCGAGCGCGGGTGTTGGCTTTACGTTCGGCTTCAGCGTAGGCTTTATCCTCAGCTTTCTTCTGCTGTTCACGGTACAGTTTGCCTACCACTCCCTTATCATATTTGATACGGATAGTCCCGGTAGCGTCCTGAAGGAAGACCGAGCCGTTCTGCTCAACCACGGAGAGCTGAGAGTTCACGACCCAAGGGTTAGTCTTGATGAGCTGCTGACGAGCGGTGTCGATAATGTCTCGACCCACCTGCCACGACTCAGGGTTATCCCCGACCATAAGTTGATGTTTGGATACCATGCCGATTGACTTACCGTCCTGACCTTCATCACTGAAAGTCACGGTGTTCTCGTTCAGCCACTTCTGGGTGTTCTGGGTCGCTGCATCGGCGTTACCTGTACGGTAATACCATGAGTCCCAGACCTTACGAGCACTTGCGTCCAGACTCGTAGGGAGCCGCGAGAGGTCCTTGTTCTTCGAGTCATTCTTCAACTCCTGCCACGCCTTGTCAGACTCAATGCGCATCTCACGGGACTGACTTGCAGCCTGCTTGTCAGCGTCAATCATCGTCTGAGGGTCCAGACCCATCTTGTCCATCTGCTCGAAAGTGGTGAACAGTTGGGCTTGGTCAGGGTAGAGAGCCGCGAAGCTGGAAGGGTCCTGAGTATAGACCTTGCGCAGCGACTCAAAGCGTTGCATCTTGTCCGGGTCGTACTGACCACGGATGACCGCAGCTTGCCACTCACCAGCAGCATCTTGAGTCAGCGTCTGGAAGGCGTTACGGAATGGGCCGTTATTGGTATCAGCTCGCAGCAGGGCCACCTTCTGAGCATCCTTCGCACCTTGCGGAATGTCCATCTGGTCAATCTGCTGGAGTTTACCCATAGCGTAGTTGTTCATGTCCGAACGCTTAAACTCACCAGTAGCGTCAGAGACCGGGAGGTCCTCGTAGTTGGTGGACACATTGTCGCCATTCAGTCGACGCTGGTACACTTGGTCGATGACCAGTTGCTTGTTCTGCGTCTGGATGAGCTTGGTGTTCTCCTTCGCCTGTTCAGCGGACTTACGCTTCACGGACTCTAAGAGGCTGGCCTCGGCGTTGATAAGCATCTGACGTTGTGGCGTCATCTCCTCACCCGGCTGAAGCTGGTTGTTCTGAGCTTTGAGTTTCTGGATTTGGGCCAGACCAATGGTCGGGTCATCCTGAAGCATCGCAGACTGAACTCCCAGCGACAAGTCTTCCTGATACTTGGCTACCAGCTTGTACTCGGTGCCTTGGGCCTCAATCATCGCAGCATTGAAGACCTCAGGTCCTACAATCTCCTCGACTGTAGCGTCCACACCATTAAGCGTGATGCGCTCGTGTCGAATCTGCTGGAGGAAGTTAGAGCCACCGGACTTCTGGACTGCATCCCGTACCGTCTGGGTGATGACTTCAGTCGCCCTTTGGTCAGACGGAATGGCAGCAGTGGTCAGCCCATCACGCAGGTAGCCCATAAAGGACTTACCAGCTTCAGGTGAGCGCATCAGGTCCCCATCATTCAGGAACGAGTTCATCTCGACACGGGTGTTCAGCATAGCGGTATTCTCGGACTGCTTAGAGAAATACTTATTGAACGACCCATAGATGGCTACGTTACGGTCTGTGATGTCTGCGTTAAAGCCCCGCTGGAAGTGCTCATCTGCCGGGTTAATCCCAGCCTCTTCAGCGTAAGACTTAGCGGCATCCTGAAGTCGCTGGTGGCGATACTCTTCCATCTCACCGCGAGTCCTGAACTCACCGTTCTGAATCTTGACATTAATCTCATCGTCTACCGCATAGGCAGCGTTACGACCAGTCTTGACTCTGAGTTGCTCCATCGCATAGGGGTCGTCCTGATAGAGCAGGGTCCCATTCTGGATGGCATCACGGCGTTGCTGGGGAGTCAGCTTACGGATAATCTCGTTAGACCGTTCGTCTCCGAGGTCCTTGGCCTTCTCCTGAAATTGCTTGTAGACGCCAGCACCAGTGGACACGAAGTCCGTGAGCGCCTTGGCAAGACCAGAGTCCCCGGTCTGCCCCTGTACGCTTGCCGCCTGATAATCCAGACTGATAGCTTTACCCGGAGCGCGACCACGGCCCATAGTCCGGTTAGCTAATGCTGATTCGATATTACTAGCCATTGGTCCTCCTGTTAGCTATGACCTGTAGGTGTGCCTTTCGCAGCACTAATTGGAGCAGCGCCACTCGACGGAGCAGCACCAGCAATAGAACTACCAGCAGCATAGCCCTGCATACCAGCGTTTGCCACGTTGAGCGCATGAGCCAGTGGGCTGGTCTTGAGAATCTTACCCTGACCCTTGATAGCGGACTTGGTGTTCTCAATGTTCGCAATACGGTTCCCGAAGATAGCCGCATAGTCACGACCATAACTCTCGGTGATGCCCGCACGTTCTTTGACTGTTTGTCCCTCTACGTCTCGCTCGATGCGATTCATGGAGTTACCTTCCAGCCCAGACTCAGCTACCGCAGCTCGGACCATGCCTTGATTACGGATACCGTTCAGAGTCGTCTCTGTCAGCTCAACGACCTGTTGTTCCTTGAGGTCTCGCTCCTGCATCTTCAGGTTGGCATCAGAGTAGTTCATCTGCTTAATCATCTCCTGAGCCTGTCGGTTCTGAGCGTCAATAGCAGCACCCTCAGCTTTAGCCTGACTCGAAGCGGACATAGCGGCCCCGGCTACTGCCATGATGCCCATACCAATGCTCACGGGTTCACACATACGTCCTCCTTAGAGATAGTGAATAATTGGAATCTCTCACCAGTTACCGGACTGATAGTCACCTCAGGGTGAAACTTAGCTCCCAGCAACCGCAAGAATCTAATGTGAGACTTGTTGCCTGACCACACGTAGTTCCAGATGGTCCCGTATTGGTCTAACATTAAGTCCCTGTACTCAGAGATGCGCTGAATGAACTCCCGCTTGTCTTTCGGCCTCAACCGTTCGACAAGACTTGAAGTCAGGAACCATACGTTATCCCCTTGGTTCCCACCATAGGCAAACACTTCGCCTACACCATTCGTCAAAACCACAGATGACGGAGTGAGATGACTGAGCATTCTGTCGGTTAGACCTTTAGTCGACCCGAAGTTTGCTTGACACTCTTTAACGTCATCTTGTGAGAGATGCCACAATAAGTAGTGTACATCAGGTTCAGTAGCTTTACGAATATACATAAAGTCTCCTCTTAAAGTATTATAACTTAAAGGGCCTATAGTCCCTATAGTGATAGTTAAGGTGAATCTATAGGCCAATCAATAAGTTAGACTCGCTGCGCTTTCTTAGCGTATGAAGCCTCCCAGCCGCACCCAACGATGGACACTGGGGTCGGATAGTCGGACTCAAGGACAAGACTTGTGGTCATAGCGTTACCGTTCATCGCAAAGCGGAACTGACCGTCACCGATGTTGCTGGTGCCTAAAGTCTGCTGACCCAAGGTGTAGCCGTTCAGGATGTTGACGAACTCACGCTGACCGTTTGAGACCGTCAGTCGCAGAGCACCAGTGTCCTGATAGTTCACCCAAGCTCGACGAAGCTGTAGACGACCAGTGTCCTCAGTCTGCACCCCAGAGTCATCTTCTTTCTTAATCAGGAAGCGAGAGAACTTGTAGCGCATATTGTAGGACCGACCGATGAAGACCACACGTCCTGACCAATCACCCTTCAGGTTGACCAGAGTCTGACCATCCAGAAGACCCAGAGACGTATAGGCACCCTGAGAGTCAATCAGGAAGTAGTCACCTCTCGGCGGCGCATTGCCTCCGTAGGCGTTCCCAATGTTCACCAGAGTAACGAACGTGTCCGGGTTATAGCTATCCATAGGAATCTGCATGGTCGCCTTAGAGTCAACGTGGAGTCGATATGGCTCGGTACTGAAGTCCGTTGCCTCCTTGATGAACTTCAGGTGCTCAATGTCCACTCCCTGAGAGTGCTGCTTAACGATGTAGACCGTCGACCCGATAGCAGCGGACGCTAAGATTCTCTCGTTAGGCTCAAACTCCCAGTGAGACCACGATGCCTGAAGTTGTACGCCATCCCTGAACAGGAACTTGTAGACGTACATCCGGTTATAAGCACCAGAGGTATTAACCACAATGAAGTTCTCCGTCCCGGTCCCCTGAATGTCAAACACTCCGTTAGGGATGTAGGACAGTACATGACCAGTGGTATCGTCAGCATCTTTCACGTCTGTCACATCGGCTACCGCAAAGTAACGCTTAATGCTGGTGAACGACCCACGAGGGGCTGAGAAGAAGACTGAACGTCCTACAGCGAAAGGTCTGGCGTTATCACCCAGAGCGAACTCGGAGCCTACATCAAGCTGGATAGACTTGGCGGTCAGGACTCCAGAGCTGGTCATCACGAACTGCACCTCGTCGGACCACAGGAGCAACTGCTCGCTGAACGGTACGGCATACTTCAGGATGGAGATTCGAGGGTGACTTACAGCCACGTCAATCGGGTCATCATCACTGAGAGTCGCCACCGACTTAGGGAAGAACGCAAAGTAGCCAGCCGAACGAGACATAATGACGTTCTCACCAGAGAGGAACCCTAAGCGGTTACGGTAGAAGAACACATCGTTGATAGCAGAGTCCACAAAGCTAGGTAGAGGGTTAGTGTCATCGTTGCCTGCCCCACGCCCAGACCAGTCGAGTTCCTTGAAGATGAAGGACCCATCGGCCTGACGGACCAGAGCGTGTGGCATGGTGGCCTTATTGAAGCCAATCACCGTTCCCGGCTCCACGGTCTCCTTCCACGTCTTAGTGTTGGCGTCATACAGCACAAAGTATTCATCGGCGCTACTGTTGGTCTCGCCTTGAATCTTGATGATGTAGCCGTTGGGTGCAGCCAGAGGCAGCTTAGAGATGGTCTGCACAGTGTCAAGGACCGGAGTGATGAGCTGATTGGCATAACCATCTTCAGTCTCCACCGAGTTAATCGGACCGCCACCATTGTCAGCAATCACGATGTACCCGGACCCCAGAGCGAACGCATAGCTCGGGTAGGCAACAATCAGCAGCTTAATCAGCTCGGCCCCAATGTACTGAGCGTCCACTTTCGGTGGGTCATCCTTGGCGTTATCGCCCGGTGGCAGCTTATGTTCTACCATAGGTCCGCCATTGATGCCTACCTTCAGAGTTCGACCATACTGTCCACCACGTAGATTAATCAGGGCGCGGGACTTGAAGCTGTAGGTCGGATGCGCCTTGTCGGTTCCTGCCCGGACCACCACCTTCCGGTTTACGATGAACGTGTAGTCAGCCACCGTGATTACCCGGATGTCGTCCCTTGGGTTCCCGGACTGAACGTAGCTCATGTCACCAGAGACAGCGTACAGGTTCCCTTCGAGGTCCACGACCTGAATGTTCGACCCGTTGAAGACGATGTAGTATTGCTCAACTTCGTCTCGGTTAATCAGGTGAAACTTAGGGGCTGACCCAACGTCAATCTGGAGTCGGCGCTTCCAGACGGTAGGCGGTCGCTTCTGTAGGCCATCACTCTCGGATGACCAGCAGTTGACCTGTTCTTCACCTTGGTCAGAGAACCGCAGGATGTCAGGCTGTTGGCTAATGCCACCCTTAAGGTTCTTGATTGATTGCGTAATAAGTGGCATAGCACCTCCTCTATTAGTCTCGACCGATGGAAGACATCATATTGTAACGCCCGGTGTCCATCTCGTATTCCATCACCTGCTGATACAGCTCAGCTTCCTGCTCACGGAGATACATCTCGGCCTCAGGACTCCCGAAGAACTTAGCGTTGAACTCTCGGCTGGCCTTGGTCACGATGTAGTCCCGGAAGACCACAGGCATCTCACCATAAGGCTTCAGCTCTACCAGCTCGACCGTGATTGCAGCCGTGAAGGTTGTGGATTGAGTGCTGAGGTCATACACGTACCCGCCCATGTTGCTGTAATAGCTGGTGGCACCTGTAGTCATGACCCGCAGGTAAGACGGTAGCCAGCGAATCTGGTTATCCGTGGTGTCTGGAGTCAGGACCGCAGCCTCGTTGATGTTAAAGTTCCAGCCTTTAGCTTGGACCTGACGATTGACGCGCTGTAGAATGCGCATTGCGTTGGAGACGTCGGCGTTCCCTTCGTCCAGTTGTAGGACCGCAGGTTCACCGATAGCCGCCAGCATGTCATTGATAGCGTCTAAATCGTCGTTAGCGTTAAGTGGGATATAGACTGCCATGAGTCCTCCTTAAGCAAAAAAACCCCTCAAGCACCCGAAGGCACCCAAGGGGTTTCAATTAGTTTGTGACTTGCAGCTTGAAGGAACGCACAGGCGAACCATCATAGCCGATGATAATCTGGTAGTCACCAGCCACCGAAGCCTTAAAGTACAGACTATTGGTGCGGCGACTATAGGTCACAGCCGGGTCTACATCTACAGTCAGAAGAGACCAGTCAGACGCTGGGTCAAGTTCTGAGAGTTCGACCTTAATGCTTGTGCCTACAGTGCCACTAACAGTCTGGACGACCGGAGCAGAAGCCACGGTCATCTTAAGGGTTGTTACGGAGCTGCTGGGCTGAAAACCAGTGCGCCTGCTGCTTCTGGACGCAGACCACCGTGACCCATCGCGTACTTACCGACAATCAGGTCGCCCTGAGCATCGACGTCACGGTCACGTTCCAGCGCCAAATCACGCAGCTTAACAGTACCCACAGCAGAACGGTGAGAGAACAGGCCCACAACGTTGTCCAGAGCCACCTTAACGGTAGAGCTGGCGGTAGCCGGGAAGCCGTGCTTCTGACCAGACGCAATGGAGATACCGTCAGCACCGCGAGTTTCGCCAGCACCACCCTGAGTCAGGTGTGGAACTTCAACAACCACGAAGCCCATTACGTTACGGATGTTGCCCGTCTCGGGGTCAATCAGCGCAGCGTAGTTAGCAGCGTTCGGCATCAGAGCAGCCAGAATCGCAGAGTAGTTGTCAGGCGTGGTGTAGAAGTAACGGTCGCCAGCAGGTACGTAGTTAGAGGTCAGCTTCGCACGAGCGATAGTCAGTTGACCGATGATTGCTTCACCCAGCTTAGCCGGAGTGTTCAGGTCGGCTTTCTTACCAACTTCCAGTACGGACGCTTTGCCCAGACCAGCGATGTTCTCATCAGATGCAGCCGGGAGGTTACACAGAATCGCCATCTCAGCCAGTACCGCACCATCAGCAGCGATAGCCAGAGCTTCACCGAGCTGGTTGGAATACTCGCCAGCCACATCGTAGTGGTTCATAGCGTCTTCAATGTCGAAAATCATCACGTCAGCGGTCAGCAGACCATCAATGGTGATTACCTTCTCGGTGTGCTTGATGCCAACACGTTTGTCGGACAGGCGCTCACCCGGAGCCAGATACACACCAGAGGTGCGACCCATGACCGGGAACTGAGCAGACTTACCGTTCTGAATGGTGCGGACAATATGCTTGTCAGCGGTCACAGAACGACGAGTGAAAGCGGTCAGGACTTCACCAGCGAAGACCTTCAGGAACAGTGCGAGCTGGTCGGTATTGGAAATGCCTTTACCTTGGTTCTGACCAATTTTCTGACCCGGTACGTTTGCCATATGATAATTCTCCTATTCGAATGAAAGATAAAGTTTAGTGACTTCGTTGTGCCCAATCCGTATGGACTGAAGTTACAGGGAAACCTTGAGTCAAACACTCTTGGTCTCCCTATAGTGATAGTTAAGTCCTTACAGACTTGACGCTGCAACCTTGGCGCGTACTTCCATCGTGTACTTAGCGTCTCGCAGGTAGCGAGGGTCGCTCATCGCCTTGACCATATCGGCCTTAGAGCTGAAGCCTTCAGTCTCGACCTTCGGTGCAGAGACCGCTGGTTTACCCTGAGTGGTGATGGTACGCTGGGGCTGAACGCCACGAGCCTTACCGAGGTTACGACCTGCCAGATTCAGGATAGCCTTAGCTGTCACCAAGTCCTTACGGATGATGGCAGACTCAAGTGCTTCCTTGGTAGACTTGTCGTTGGCCTCAAGGTGAGACAGGATGCGGTTGAACTGCTCAGCACCACCAGCGTAGCGAACCACACCAGCAGCATACTGCTCAGCCAGAGCTTCCTGACCACGGACGAAGGAGTCGACGAAACGCTTGGTGTAGCCAGCCTCAGCCAGCTTAGCGTAGGATGCCTCGGACAGCTCACCTTTAGAGGCGTATTCAGCCTTAATCGCGGTGATGTCATCAGCAGTGACCTTGCCAGCTTCTACAGCAGCAGACACCATGTCATCGAATGCAGCTTCGTTCTCATCCAGAGCGGAGACACTTTCGGTCAGCTCTTTCGGAGTATCACCCAGCTCGATGAACTCTTGGTCATCACCTTCAGTCTCGGACTCATCGTCTTCGTTACCTTCGGTCTCTTCACCTTCAGCTTCTTCGACGTTCTCGTCTTCTTCGGTCGCCTCTTCCTGCTCAGCTTCCAGTTGCTTGAAGGTAATAGCGTCATCGCCATCACGGACAGCTACGTCCTTCTCCAGCATAGACTGTTGGTGTTCGTTCAGGTCCTCAACGGAACCAGTGATTGCATTAGAGCTAACGCCGAACTCGGCATAAACTGATTGGGACATTAAGTCTCTCCTTTCGTAGTTAATAGGTAACAGGCCAAGAGTCTGACCTGTTGTTCCTATAGTGATAGTTAAGCCTGAGCCATATCCTCACCAGCACCTTGACCCACAGCAGCGCCCATGTTGGCACCAGCAGCACCAGCACCTTGGACGACTGCCTGTTGAGACGACTGCTCAGCCATGCGTTGCAGCTTCTCGTCTTGCGTCAGAAGTAGACCAGCAGTGTCGATACCCAGAGCATTAAGGAGCCGCAGCTTAAGGGTCGGCAAGTTAATGTCCGGGTCCTGAGCCAGAGGCTGAAGTCCAGTCATCATGTTCACCGCCTGAGTCAGCTTCTCCAAGTCCTGACCACGACCCAGAGCTTCCAGACCAGTGGAGACCGTAGGCTCTACCGCTTCTTTCGGAAGGTCAGGAATCATGCCAGCAGACTGAAGCTGGTTCATCAGCACACGGACCAGAGGTAGCTGCATCTCCTGAGACTGCACGGAGTACACACCACCCAGAGTCGCCTCAAGCTCGCCAGCAACGTAACGAATCTCTTCAGCAGTCACTCGCTCAGCATTACGCTGGACAGCGGAGTTAAGCAGGAAGGCCCAGCCTAAACGTTGCTCGATAGCGTCAGCCACCGATTTGGCAATCGTAAAGTCCTGACCTTTCGTCAGTTGTAGGAAGTTGATATCCTCAATGCGACCAGCCACGAACTCACCCGTAGCCGCCTTGTTAAGACGACGGGGTTGCGTGATACCGTTCGGGTTAACCAGACCCACCACCTTAGCGGCTACCTTAGCCATCTTGGTGATAGCCTCGGTAATGGTCTCCAGAGAGTTCAGGTCTCCCAGATACTCTTCAGCGTAGGAACGACCATAGTCTTCACCGTCCAGTCGGACCATGCGCACAGGGATATACGGACAGGCGTCCAGCGGGTAGGAACCATCGGTCCCGTTAACCTCTACGCCTTCCACTTCCTCGTAACGCAGATACTCATCGCCTTCCCGGTAGATGTGCGTATAGACGTCTAGCTCGGTGTCCGGCTCATAGTCATCAGCGTTGAGCTGGGACTGAACGTCTTCCGGCAGAGCACTAAACGCAATCCTGTCGAGGGTGACAATCTGTAGCACGTTACCGAACGCATCGCGCTGGACCACATAGGAGACCAGACGGTACATTCGCATCGGGCTGTACTGACCCTGTTCTGGAGGCGGGATGTAGAGCAGGCAGTTACCAGAGACGATAAGCTGCTTCAGGGCCTCGAACAGTGGCACACGGAAACTGTTGGTCTCCATATAGGCCATCAGCACACGCTCGACCATAGCCAGCCCCTCGTCTACACGGGCAGCAGCCTCGGTGTCTTGACTCAGGGTCTTGGCCTCATATTCAGAGACGGTAAGTCTCATCCACGGTGCCTGAGGGAACAGAGCCAGCATGAGCTTAGCCGCAAGGTTGTTCAGACAGCGAGCGCCTACAGCCTGCCACGGAGTCGTGTACTCGGTTGAGGAGTTGTCAGACTCTTTCGGGAACAGGGACGGGATGGTGACAGCCGCACAGTTCTGAGCACGGGTCTCATACGGCTGGCGACCGTTCTTTAATCGGTCATAAACCGCTTTGGCTCCTTCAGCAGCGAAGCCTTGACGTTCAGCCATTAGTCACCTCCTGCTTAGATTGAGATACCGCCACCGGAAGTACGAGAGACGCTCAGGCCACGCTTACCAACACGCTTACCTTTCTTCGAGTCCTCTGCGGTCACATCGGTCTCCACATCAGTCACTGTATCTTTCGGTACTTCGACTGGGGCAGCAGCGACCTGTTGGTCAGCAGCCTTAGGAACCGGAGCAGCCGAAGGTCCAAGACCCACAGTGTTCAGTGCGCCACCTACTACTTTCTTGAATGCTTTACTAATGGATTTACCCACGGTTAATCTCCTTGGTTGTAACGATGTCTACTGGCCCATTGTGCTTGACACGGGACCACCAGTTCAGACCCCATCGTCTGCACTCTCCGTCAATAATGTGTCTGACAGTCTCAAGAACCTTGCGGGAGGACTGCGAGTCACTACGGATAGCGAGAATGGAAAGGTCAAGACCGGGAGTCTTTCGGTGCCAAGACGATGAAGCCAGCATGTAGAGGTAGGCCACAGGCTTTAACTCATCATCGTAGATTGTGTACTCTTCACCCTCCAGCTCATCAGCCATACGGAAGGTATGCTGTTTGAACTCAGATAATGAGGCGAAGTCAGACTGTCCGTCTTCCCAGAGGCGTTCAGCAGCCATGCGGCGACCATCGCTTGAGTTTCGGTAGTGGAGCATAGCCTTACCCCATGTTGACGCCAGTGTTACGCATAGCGCGGCCCACGGACGATTTAGTGGATGTAGACTCCTTCTTGACTTTCAGGTCTTTGATACCTTTGGTCTCGTTGGTGTCCGCACCTTCCTCAGCCCCGATGTCGACACTGGCTACTTCCTCACTCAGAGGAGCTGGCTCAGGTGCTTGGGTCGATGGCTTAGGAGTGCTAATCTTCGGACTGAAACACATAGTCCCTCCTTTAGTCGAACTGAATGTTGTCCTTCAGGCTTTGACGCTTAGCGACCGCAGAGTCCAGAGTATCTGAACAATACTGAAGACCACCGATGAACCCAGCGATATAGCCTTCACTGTAGCCAGCAGCCTTGAGGTCGTTGATGACACCCAGCTTTGACGCATAGCTCGCGTTGAACAGGATGTGCAGGAACTGGACGGCAGACTCGGAGAATGCAGGGACCTTAAGTCTCTCCTCTACGAGTTGATTAACAACATCATCAATGGCCTTAATGCCCATCTTAAAGTCTCCTCTTAAAGTATTAACTTAAGTCTATCTTATAGTCATAACTTAGGTCCTAAAGTCCCTATAGTGATAGTTTAGTGTTTCACCTATAGATGGCCAGTAGAACGATAGGTTATGACTATCGGTTAGACTCAATGCTTCGGTCGGTTAGACCCACTGATTGCGTACATCGCGTAAAGGGCCAGAAGTCCGGCCCAGTAGATTAGATGTAAGGTGTCCACAGGATGACCTCCTTGGACTTAGGGTCGTAGTCGGAGGCTCGGCAGATGCGAGCGACCTGAGCTTGGACCAGAAGTTCCTCCTCGGTCATCCCGGCTTTAGCAGCCAGAGTCACCATGCAGTCCCACAACGTTTGGTCTTCACGCTTCGGATACTTCTTCCACTCGACCTTGAGCTGACCTTTGTTCTTGCCAGTCTTCAGCTCGCGGGTCTCCTGCACGAAGTAGTACGGCTCGTCAAGGAACGCACGGGTCGTGTCCTCACCATAGCCCGGAATGCCACCATAGCCATCCGTCATGTCTCCCTTGATGGTCTGCTCCATATGCCAGTAGTCTGCCTCAGCAGTCGTGTGACTCAGGATTTCACCAGTGGTCAGCCAGTAGAACTCGCAGTTTGGGACGGTCTTGAAGTCCTTGTCACAGGACACCAGCACCGCATGGTCACAGCCTACAATCTGAGGCCGTGTCCCAATGATGCCCATACAGTCATCGCCCTCCAGCGTGGACCGCAGGAAGCTGTTGAACTGAGGGTCAGCCATGATTTCAGCCACAAACTTCTTATAGCCTACAGGCTTACGGGAACCCTTACGGTTGGCCTTATAGGTTGGCAGGATGGACTTGCGCCAGTTCACGTCATCGGTGAAGCACATCACAATCTTAGCGTCCTTCCAAGCCTTACGCTTCTTGACTATTTCACTGATAGTGTTCATCAGGATGCGCTTAGCCTTCTCGTGGTCGCAGATTAGCGTCCAGATGTCGTCGCCCCAGTCAGTCTCGTCCTCAGCCGCAGCCATAGAGGAGAAGACCAGAAAGTCGCCATCCAGCACCAGAGCAATCTTCTTGTCTGACATTACGCCTCCTTACCACATTCGTGACCGTAGCGGTCGTCGTTTTCCTGACAGGCTTGACACCAAGTCCGGGAAGCACTCATCGCCGGGACTGTAGCAGCCAGAAGTTTCTCTTTCTGCTCAGCCTCCTCAACGATGCACACTGAAGAGAAGGCGCGTACCGTTTCGACTTCTTCGGTAACGCCCTTCCATCGGATAAATGTCTCATGCTTGATGGCTACCGTCTTCGGCATTACCCGGACGACTTCGCCTATACGCATTGCGAATGACTTACCCGCCAGACAGAAAGCAACCTTCTGTCCTACCTTAAGTTCGCGGCCTGATACGTCTTGACTCATAGACAGCCTCCATGTTGGTTCAGGAACTTGGTGCCAGCAGCGGTAATCTCCCACGCACCATTGTTACGCCCATCCATAGACAGGCAGCTCAGATGCCCACGACTCGCAGCCTCAGCCACCAGTGCAGCGTTGTTGCGCACGTAGTTGGACTGGAAGGTCTTCGGGCAGGACTTGAGGGCCGCAAGGACCCGCAGGTATTCGCTCATCGTTTGAACCCCACGCTGATATTCGAGAGGGTCGCACCGTCTTCCGGCAGTTCGTCTTTCAGCTTGGACGCCAGCACAGACTTCAGGTGCAGCTCAATGGCAGCTTCGGCCCCATGCGCTACAGCAGTCTCGACCAACTTACGGGTCAGGCCATCCTGCTTCTCACCGGAGACATAACCCTTGGTCATCTCCACCAGCTCACGAGAGTAGGACTCCACGTCCTCGGACGTAAAGACAATCTTCAGGTCAAACTTACAGGTCAGGCGTTTAGTGATAGCCATTAGTGACACTCCTTCCACGTTGGTCCAATCTTCCCTTCGGTGTCAAGGACGCATTTAAAGTTATAGAACTCACCCACCTTACGCATAGCAAGCTGAGCAATCTTGACGACTTCTTCGGCAATCTCCTGAGTACGACACGCTATCTGTAGCTCATCGTGAACCCACGCCATGTACGCGAAGTCCCCTTCCCAGCCGTGGACATACCCGGCCTCTTCGAGCATACGCTCGGTCTCGACAATCCAGTGCTTACAGACCACCGCACCATCACCCTGAAGTAAGGCGTTAAGTGCTGAGTGTGGCGACCGGATGTGAATACGTCGACCGTCCAGACCTTTCAGCCAGCGACGTTTCCACTTCACGATGTTCTCACCGTCTACCCACTTGGACTCGGAGATGAGCGTGTTCTGTACAGCCTCTCGCAGGTCCTTGATAGCTGGTGTACCCTCAATGAATTTCTTCATCAGGGCCGAACCTTCCTTCTTACCACCGCCGACTATCAGTCCAATCTTCGCGGCCCCTGCACCATACAGGAACGCATAGATGAACGTCTTGGCGTTGTTACGGAAAGCATCGTGGTCGTGGCTCGACTTGTCGCGTGGGACGTTAGGCGCTAACCCGGCGTTAACCGCATTGGCCCAGTGGATGTCACCTTCGACTACAGTCTTCGCATACTCCCCACCATCAAACGGAGACGCTCGGTTCCCCAGACAGCGGAGTTCAAGGCCTGAGGCATCGACCCCAACTTGAATCCAAGGGTCAGGCTTACCAGCATTCTGGTTCCACTGAGCACCGAAAGCACTACGGCAGATTTCTCCCCAAGGGGCACCGTTAGCCGGGACCTGAGCCATGTTCGGTGAACTATGGGTCGCACGTCCAGTCACAGCACCGCAAGGGTTAATCGACCCGTGCATCCTTCCGTCAGGACCCACCAGTCGCAGCCATGCGTTCTTACCTTCAGCAGCTTGACCGATACGCTTCTGGACTACCAGATACTCACGGACCAGCTCTACGCAAGCCTGAGCCTCAGGGTCTGCCAGATGCACGTTCTCCAGCACCTCGTCATCACACTTCGGCTTCCCAGTCTCCGTGAACTCAGTCGGCTCCCAGCCTCGGTCCATCAGGACTTTAGCTAAGTGGTCGCCACTTCCCGGATTGAACTCAACGAAGCTAATCGGTGTGAACGGTGCGCCTTCCATCGTATCACGGGAGTCGCGTTCGCAAGGCTCCAGACCTAAGCGTTGAGCTTTGTTCTTCGGCTTCTTGAAGATGGCCCCGACTTTCGGGTAGACGACTCGTGGGTACTTCGACAGGTCCACACCTGAGCGCGGATGCCTGAAGAACTCCTTGCCACCTTTCGGTGAATACCAGCTACCGAACGTCGACCGCAGCTTATCCAAAAGCTCAGCACGTTTGATAGACAGCTCGCGATACAAGCCTTCGACTATCTCCGAGTTCATCGGGTAGCCGTTACGTTCCATCTTCGCACAGGTCCACGCAGCGTCATGTTCCAGACGTAACGCGTACACTGCCTCAAGTCCCGCTTCAGGTGTCCCAAAGTAGAACTGGTCGGTCAGGAATTTCTTGAACAGGGCCAGAGTGACCACAACGTCTTGGACGTTATAGTCCAGCATCTCTTGGCTTGGGAATAACCACTCGTCCCCAGCCTTATATTCGATACCGTCAGCCTTGCACTTGGCAATGTAATCGGTCTTGTATTCACCCTTCATCTCACCGAGACGATAGCCCCACGCTTCGAGCGACTGTCGGCCCATCATCTTAGGTGGCAGACGACCAGCTTTCACGGCCCCGATGTCCGAGAACTTAATGTTCGGGTACATCAGTCGGCCCATGACCAGCGTGTCAATCATCTTGTGCTTCGGGAAGTTGAAACGTTTACCGAAATACTTACGCTTCAGAATGTCAATAGCCGGGACGTCATAGTTAATCCCGTTGTGGAAGACCAGAAGTCCATGCGGTGTTGCTGCAATCTCTTCGACCTTCTGCACGTACTCTTTGAAGCCACCGACGATACCTACCATCGGAGCTACCCCATACTTCAGGGTCTCATTCGACTCGGCGTTAATCAGGACCCCACAGTGGAACTGAGACACGGTGTCAAGAAGACCGTTGGTCTCAATATCCGAACCCCAGATGTTCTGTAAGTCAATCATAATGTCTCCTATAGTCTAATCATAAAGGCCGCTATAAGTAACGACCTTGAGTCTATCCTACAGTGATAGCTTAGTAGTCAGTGCGCAGGAAGTGATACATGAACTTCTGGTTCGCTCGCTTCCACGCCTTAGACTCGAACCGCTGGTCTCCGAGGATTCGGGACAGGCAGTTGGCCTCTTCGTTCCACCACTTGTACATGAACGTGTGGTATTTAGCCTTGAGTTTTCTTAGCATCCGGTTTTCTCCTTGTCACGTACCGGGAGTCTCCCTCCCAGCCGTTAGCATATGCTGCTCGTTGCATTGCCTCAGCTTTCGCCTTGGTGTCGACCGTTGGTCCGTTACCGAACTTCCAGCCGCCTTTGACTCGATGTACAGGCATCAGACCTCCTTAGAAGTCGTTGTTGTCCCACGAGCTGCTATCCTCTTCTCCGCCTCCACCAGTGTGGACAGTCGGTTCAAGCCAGCCTGTGAGCTTGTTGTATTCAAGATGTCCAGCAATGCCCGTATCGCCAGTAAAGCGACACTTAAGCAAACGAAGCTGAACAACATTAGGAGTGTCACCTTGCTGATTACGCTCCAGTGCAATGATAGTGTCAGATAGTTGGCGCAGAGCACCAGACCCACGTAAATCAGTGATACTGACAGGGCGACCTTCTTCATGCGACTTACCTTTCTCCGGGTTCTTCAGGTGGCAGATAACCACAACAACCACACCCTTCGTCTTCGCAAACTTCTTGAGACGGGTCATGATGCGGTCGATGGTCTTACGCTCATCTGAGTTATCTTCCATGCCAGACACCACGATTGAGATGTGGTCCAGCAGTATAACATCGCAGTCCAGACCGTCAACCATGTAGCCCAGCTTGGCGAACAACGTGTCTTCTTCGGACTCAGCGAATGAATCGTACAGGTGGAACTTATCGTCCGCGAACAGCTTGTCATACCATTCGTCGAACCGTCCATCCTTCAGGATTGCCTCCTTCAGGTCAGCACACTGTCGCAGCCTGACGTTATTGTCCAGACCCATGAGGTCCTGAACCGTCTCCTCGACTGCCTCCTCCAGCATAGCCATGCCCACACGCTTACCCTGTCTGCCCCACTCTAAGAGGAGCTGGCGTACGAAGGTGGACTTACCCATGCCCGACCCTGAAGTCACCATGATAAGCTCACCCGCTCTCGCACCGAGGGTCATTGCGTTGAGTGTTGTGCAAGACGAGAAGAGGAGACCTTCAGTCTCAGCCTTCAGCATCGCCTCGCGGGTCCGGTCCTTCAGAGACTTGGCGCTAACGACTCCAGCCGGGACGAAAGGTTTAGCGTTCCAGATTGCATCCTGAATCGCCCTGAAGTCCTTGGCCTGAAGTGCAGCGTTGGCGTCTTTGTACCCGTTGATGAACGCGACCTTGACTTTGCCAGCGGGGAGGACTGGAGCACCCTGCTCTACAGCCTCACGTCCCGGCTCGTCCATGTCGAACATCAGGATAATCTCTTCGAACTGGTCGAGGTACTCAAGGTTCGCAGCCAGTGTCTTCTTCGCAGACTTCGCGCCTAACGGAAGAGAGACCACCGGATACTTACCTTCCTGAACCTGAGCGACTGACAGACAGTCAATCTCTCCTTCGGTGATGACAATCTTCTTGCCACCAGACCAGAGCTGAGAGCCAAACAGTAAGTCGTTCTTGACGCTACCGATAGCCGTGAAGTTCTTGTCAGCGTCTCGGACCTTCTGTCCTACCTTGGTCCCGGACCTGTCGTAGTAGTCCGCAATCTGTACCATCTTACCCTGCATCATGCCTACCCAGTAGCTGTACTTCTTGCAGATGTCAGCCGATAGTCCACGAGCCGGGAGCGGGACATAACGTCCTGAGTTCTCACCCCACGTTAACAGGTTACTCACTTGCTTCTTACCTCCCCCTGAAGGTGTGTAGCCTTCGGTCAATTCCATGTCGCCTTTCTTCCAAGCGACTGACGGGTCACACGCAAAGCAGTACATATGCCCGTCTGAGTAAACACCATTGGCATCCGAAGACCCGCAGTCTGGACACTCGGTGTGGTAGAGGAAGACGCTATCGTCCTGCTCTTGGTCTTCATATGACATTGGTCACTCCTTAATCAATAATGCGAACAAAGGGACAAGACTCATGGTCTCATCCCTAAGGTGATAGTTTAGCTGAAGAAGCCTTTCAGTTGCTCGGCCTTCTTGTCCAGACCACGCGCACGGAGGCCAGCGTCCAGAGACTTAATGCGCAGACTATCCGCTTCCGCAGCAGCCGCTTCCGCACCTTTAGCCGCAGCAGATGCGACCTTTCGTTCCACACTCGCAGCACGAGAATAACCACGCACAACCAGACGACCCATAAATTCGATAAACTTAATCATGTTATTGCTCCTTGTTAGCCTCGGTCGGAAGTGACCATTTCGTTAGTGTTCAGCCAGCGTTGCAAGTCGAAACTTGGGCAAGCCTTTGGTGCTACATCGTGATGAGCCTTGATGTCTGCCTGAGGGTACAGGACCTTCAGTTCAGCCAGCTTGTTGCGTAGGGCGCTCATCTGAGCAGGCGTGAAGTTAGCTTCAAACTTGCCCTTAGCGTCAATTCCACCTACAAGGCAGACGCCTACGGACCGGGAGTTCCAATCCTTAACGTGTGACCCTACTACATCGACCGGACGTCCAGACTCCACGGTGCCATCGCGTTTGATGACGAAGTGGTAGCCTACGTCCAGCCAGCCCTGTTGCTTGTGCCACATGCGGATAGTGTCTACCCCGATGTCCTGAGACGGTTGGGTCGCACTACAGTGGACGAAGATTGCGTCAGTGACTGTGCGCGGTTTGAACCGTACCTTACTCGCCATCGTACACCACCAGCTCTACAGCGACCAGATTCAGATGACGTTGGAAGCGGTTGGAATCCGTGGTGTGCATCTGAAGTAACTTATGGTTGAAGACGTGAGAGTTACTAATCTTCACGTACACTTCGCCCGGTTTACCGTGGACGATGAACGCATAGCCGACCGGAATCTTGTCGATGGTCAGACGCTTGCGGACTACCTGCACTTCTTTAGTCATTTCTTAGCTCCTTTCTTCGGGATGAGGATACCGGAAGGCAGACGTACAGTCGCCTCTTTCAGCCACTCAACCGGGATAAACTTGTCGGCAAACTTAAAGCCGTTCTTTTCGCACCATGCGCCATACGTGGTCGGAGACCCTTTGTACAGCTTGGAGCGGGAGGACGAGAACACGAACCGGATGTCCAGCTCAGGGTGTTGCTCGCGCACCAGCATATGCTTCTTTCGGTCCTCACTGTCGAAGATACCTTTGGTTTCGACGATGATGCCATTCGGAAGGATGAAGTCTGGTGTGTACTTGTGGTCGGAAGCCGGAATCACATAGTTGATATAATGGCTTTCGTACTCCGCTTTGACGCCGTTCTGTTCCAGCCACTGCTGGTTCTTGGCCTCAAGTCCAGAGCGGTAGGCACCCACAGAGTGCCCCCGTTTTGGTGTCCATGCAGCCACGATTAGAAGTCGTAGTCGCCACCGGACTCAGAGTCAGACCCTTCGTCATCAGACTGGAAGTCATTGCCGCTGAAGTCACCATCGGTCGAAGTCTTGTAGCCATCAGACCCGATGTCTTCATCGTCACCCCAGCCACCATCACCACCAGTGCCATCGCCGGACCACTCTTTGAGTTTGACCAGCAGCACGGATTCGAGTTGCAGCTTAACGCTCGCACCAGTCGCAGCGTTCCATTTGAACGGCAGGACTTTAAACTTGACCTTCAGCTCGGAGCCTGTGCCAATATTCGGGACGTCACGGATGAGTTTAGCATCGGTGTCGTAGAACCGTAATACGATAGGCTCAGACTTGCCGTCTTTCAGGTAAGACGCAAAGCATTTAAACTTCAGGGTAACAGTACCGTCACCGTTCTCAATCCACGGCATATCGCCTTCGCGCGGTTCGATAGGCTTCTTGCCACGCTGAACCTGAGGTGGGTTCTTCTCGTGGTCTGCGAGTGCTTTCGCATACGCATCGTCGTGAATCTTCTGCAAGACGTCAATCATCTTGCGGACTTTCGGGTTATCCAGACTGAAAGTCAGGTTGACTTTATGCTCACCGCGCTCGTTGAACTTGGTGTCTGCCTTGTTCAGCCAGCTATACGGCTCAACCAGACCAGCGACCGGAGTGGTGAAAGTTTTCAGTTGCTCTTTAGCCATCGGTAAATCTCCTAATTAAAGTTAAGGTGTTCCTAAAGTGATAGTTTAGTCGTGCTTCTCAGGGCGGATGCGGCCTACCACGAAACCAGCGTCCTCGTATTCCTGAGACTTCAGGGTTGCCTCGTCCAGAGACTTGGCGTAGACCGGGACCTCAAAGGACTGAACGCGCCCCTCAAGCTCCACGATGTACTTATTCTCGTCCTGACTCATAGTCCTTTCTCCTTCCACATATGGTACATGGACAGGTAGTCCACGTTCCCGGTTGAGACCCACTGTCTAAAGCACCAGCTACTTGGAGTCATGACCTGCCGCCTTGCTTTGAGCTACCAGACGAGCACCGAAGAACTCGACCTTCTCAGCATCATACAGCCCATCATCCTTAGCACCAGCTTTACGCAGACCTAAGGTCCGTTGAGCAGCTCGACGCCACAGTGCCTTGAACGCATTGCCTTCCGCAAAGTTCATACCGAGAGCTTCGATAATGTCATTGCATTCAGCGATGTAGTCCGGGCGACCGGGAGTCGTGGTCTTGGTGATAGACACTTGGTAGTAATCCGCTGACCCGCCAGTGTACGTTGGTGAGCACTCCTGAGGCTTAGCCTGAGGCTGATACTTCAGGTGACAGGTGCAGTCCGTATGGTCTTCCTGACAGTCCACACAATAATGAGCCATTAGAACTCCTCCTTGATGTACTCCAGCACCAGACGAACGCGAGGCCACTTGGTGTAGACCACTGGTACGCTGGTCTCCTGCTTCTGGCGAGCCTCTTCTACCTTGCTCGGAACAATCAGAGCGTAGACTGTAGGTGCCAGCTTAACGGCCTTACCGAAGAAGCCCACCTTCTCGTTACGCTTAATGCAAGCAAACGGATTGTGAGACAGGTGGAAGGTCTGACTGAAACGGTTGAACATTAAGTTCTTAGACATAAGGTTTCTCCTTAGGTTGATGGTTGTCCTACAGTGATAGTTTAGGGTCACGGAAGCCCAGACGCAAAGAAACCCAGCAGTCCGCGAAGACCACTGGGTTGACGTTTAGTTAGCTCTTAACGGTCGGATTGTCTTCCGTCCCGCGCCAGCACTTGAAGCTGGGGTGACGCAGCGAGCCATCCGGGAACCGCTCCATATAGAGGACCTCGCACTGGAAGCCTTCATACGGATTCTGAGTACGGTACGCAGTGGTGTGAACCACTCCAGTAAACTCATCCTTCTGCTCCTCGGTCAGACCACAGGCGTTAACCACCATGCCGTCCTCCAGCAGCACCTCGAAGCCGATGACCTTGCCTTCGTTAGCCTTACCCGGAGTCCCCCACACGAGGCCACATACAGTCCCGTCGATGGTGTCCTCAGGCTTCATCTTCCACATGCCTGACTTCTTGCCACGCTTGTAGTTACCCAGTGGGTCCTTGACTACCAGCCCCTCGTGTCCTTCCAGACGCTTCTCTTCGTACAGGGAGTTGAGCGACTCAAGGTCAAAGACCGTGTGTGACTCAGACAGAACCCAGTCGATTTCCGGGAAGTATTTCTGGAGGAGAGGGACGATAGCTTCGGCCTTCAGGCGGGTGACGCTATGGATAGGACCTTCGGCTTTCGGGTCAGCAATGGTCGGCATGTCAACCACACCGTAGACCACAACCTGAAGTCGGGACCGGGCGACCCAGAACGGGACCTTCTTACCACGGCCCGGATAGCATTCAGCGAACGCCTCGTTGTTAGGCTTCAGCCACTTCGTTCGGATGAGACCTGAGGATGTGTTGAAGTCCACACCTTTGACCATGACCTCGCCGTCAATCATCAGGCCCACACCTTCGTAGCCAGCTTGACGCAGGAACCAGCGCCAGTCAGCTTGGGTCCACGCATTGCCCAACTCAGAGTTCATCCACTCCAAGGCTGGCAGAGGTTTAGACTCACGGCTCAGCCAGTAGGTCTCGCCTTCACGCAGGACCGGGAGGTTCAGGCGCACACCGTCATACTTCACTTCAGCTTCCAGAGACCCGGCTACTGCCAGCGCCTTCTTGACGCCTGACTCAGAGTAATCTACAGCGCGGTGCGGGTTGGTCTTGAGGGTAGTAGTCATTATTTCCAGCTCCTATAGTCGTTCAGTTGTTGCAAGCACCACTGCTCACAGCTAAAGATTTCGTGCTCAGTAAACTCGCGGGATACCAGAGGCTTCCCGTCTGCTTCAATAATTCGGACCAGAGTCGTGCGGGAACACGGCAGGTCATCCATTCGGACCTCAAGTCCTGCCTCGCTCAGCTCGCGGTGAGTCCGTCCTAATGATGACCACTGGCTCGTGGACGCATCGAATAACCAACGTCTGCTCATACCTTACGCTCCTACGAAATACTTCTCTTGGTTGACCAGAGAGTCTTTACCTTCAGCGTTACGGAAAGCACCCTTGACGCCACCGCCACGTTTGGTCTTGTTCAGCTTGCGGCCCTTAGGCATGTAGCCTTCGGTCTGCTGACGTTCACGGATGCGCTCGAAGTTGATGGTGTTCTGATACATGGTTAAATCTCCAGTAGTTTTGAGTTAGGGTTAATCATGAAGGCCACTGGAAGTCAGCGACCTTGAGTCTAATCCTATAGTGATAGTTTAGGCGAACCGAGGTCTCACTCGCATGAATGCCTGAGCCGCTCGCTCCCGTTCTGCCTCTTCTCCGTAGACCCGCACGTTCTCGTAGTCGTACTGGATGCGACCATCTATGTCACTCAGCCGATACTCGAAGTCCTTCTGAGAGCCATCCGTGTGGTGCTGGTGGATAGTCAGCTCGCGCTCGGTCCGACTCGTGGTGAAGTGCGTCACTGTCTTACCACATGGCCCCGGCCCGGTCTTGAACTCAGTCGGCTGGTAGAGGCCATTGAACAGCGCCTTGAACTTCAGGCCGACCATACGCTTCACTGTCACAGCCTCGCGTTGCTTCCTGAAGCTGTCAACCTTGGACTCAAGCTGAGCCTTGTCCTTGCGTAGCTGGTCTATGGTTGAAGACTTCTGGCTGTTCAGCTCGTTGCTGTTCTTCAGGTGGAGTTCAAGTTCTGCGATACGTGCTTTCAGTTCGGAGTTAAAGAACATAGGGTTAGCCTCTTCTGCGTTGGATTAAGGTGTACACTGCTAAGAAGGCCAGCCATAAGGCCAGCCACTTAAGGTCTGTCATTTTGCTGCTGCCTCGGTTAGGGCCTGCTCGTGGGCCTGCTCGACCTGTTGCACCAGCCACTTGAATGGGACGTTAAGCTGCTTGGACATCTCGGTTGGGATGACCGTGGTCTTCGCCAGACCCTTGCCGTTGTGCTCGGTCACGGTCACGATTTGAGTACCGCCCTTAACGCCAGTTTGCTTGTGTGCGAATTTCATGTAGGTGCCTCCTTAGGCGAATGCAAAATCAGATAACAGAATGTCTTCGATGTTCAGTTTACCGCGCTTCGGAAGCTCAGGCAACTTGTCGCGCTGGCTCTCGTGAAGCTGGTCCGCGAACTGCTCGTAGAAGTCTTGCAGCACATCGTTGTCGCGGTAGGTCTCGACCATCGTCTCACGGACGCCTTTGAACAGGAACTCAGCGTCTGCCGGGATGGTCCCGAAGCTGTCGTGAATCACTGCGAAGGACATCACGCCATACTTACGGTGAGTGTGAACCACAGTCTTCCTCAGGTGACTGCCGTCCTGTGAGTGTACAAAGTTCGGGCTGATACCAGACTCCTGCTTGTGCTTGTCCAGCTCTTTCTTCGACCCCTTGTTGACTGTCGGTTGCAGGTTGAACGACCCAAGGAACAGGAGGTTCAGACGTGTGGTGTCCTTCTTGCGGTACTCCTGCCAGACCGGGAAACCGTCAGGCGTTACCCAGTGAACCGGGAGGCAAGGCTTCAGGACCTCTTTGGTCTTCTTGTCCTTGACTTCAGCAGCCAGCAGTTTAGCAGCGCCTTGCAGCCATTTCATCGCGTCGACCGCAGCCACTACGGTCACACTTACCGCATCCCAAATCATCTTAGCCATGAAGCGAGACGCTTGCCTTGGGTCCGTGAACATCGCGCCCTTGCCGCTGTCAATCGCTGGCATCACGGTATCTTCAAACACTTGGTCTGCGAACCCGTATTCCTTTGACCCGTAGGCCAGAGTCATGACCGAGCGTTTAGTGACCGAGCGTGACATACCGTAGGTCAACCACTGACGGGCCAGCTCACGGGTCCCAAGGACCAGACGTTCAGTAATCTCGCCTGTCTTCTTGTCCTCGAAGGTCTTCACCTCGTTGTCGCTACCGTTGACCAGCAGTTCCTTAAGCTGTTCCTCCACCCGGTCGGACACAATGCGGTAGATGTCTTGGACCTTCCCGCTTGGCGTCAGGTTGACCGCATGTCCACCAACGTGGTCCCGGAGCATCGCGCTGAAGTGCTGAATCCCGGAGCAGGACCCATCGAACGCGATAGGCAGTGAGCAGGAGTAGCTCAGCCCGTGGTGCATGACTCCAGCATACTCGAAGCAGAACGCGAGGAAGCAGAACGGAGAGTCTAACTGACCCCACCAGTCGATTGCGTCCATCGGACTCTTAGCAGCCGCGAGGATGTTGTCGTGGTTGTCTTCCACCCACTTGATGCGCTCCTCGAAGGTGACTTTATCGACACCAGCGCAGTTAGCACCGTGGACCTTGAGCCACTTGAAGCCGTCCGCACCGATTGGCTTGCCGACTGCCAGAGTCAGGAGACCCTTCTGCATGTCGTTACCTTGCGGGTTGAACATCGGGACCGCATATACTCGACCGCGCCAGTCCATGTTGTACGGGAACCAGATGGCCTTGAACTGAGAGAACTTGTTCGCCTGTCCGACGATGAAGCTCAGAGACAAACGGCGGGACTGTCGGGCCTTCTCGCGGCGATAGATACCAGCAGCAGCTTTCTTCCACGCCTTCAGCTCCTCTTCAGTCTCACCCTCGTAGTCTTCAGGCTTCATTGGTTCCATCTGAGGGATGTCAGCGATAGGCGTGTTGTTCAGCTTCTCGACCATGTTCACCACGTCCAGAACCTTCTTGTTCACCTTCCAAGGAGTCTGTTGAATGATGTTCACCGCCTCGTAGACTTCAGGCATGTACACGTCTTCGTAACGCTGGACCGCAGCCTTGGACCCTAAGCGAATCAGTGGGAGAGGTCTGCGACCTTTAGCCCAGTAGCCACCGCCCACAACCCCAGTCCACGGCTTAGGTGGAACGACGCACGGTTGGTAGACCGGAGCGATGCCAGCCAGAGAGAAGCCACGTTGAGCCATCTTCTTGACCCAGAAGTCTGACAGATGGACCATCTCGACGTCTGCTGCTGCATTGCCTGCACCGTAACGCTTCAGCTCGACCAGTTGCGAGGACTGAATGACCAGCTCAAGCATCTTGATGCCTACGTGAACCGCCTCGGTCGGACTCCAAGTCCCCCAAGCGTCAGCCAGTTGGCCTTGCTCAAGCATGGACGCCTCGACTGCCTGCATGTAGGCTTTCTTGTAGCTTGCGCCTGCACGTTTCTTCAGGTTCTCAGCTATGGTCTTCTTGAAGTGCTCCTGCTCCTGCTCACGGATGCGACCGAAGCGGATTTCATCTTCCAGTGTGCGACCAATCGCGGAGGCCATCGGCGTTATCGGGATTCCCTCAGGCTTGACCAGCTTAGAGAGAATGACTTTCAGTATGATGACCGCAGCAGACTCGGCAGAGATGCGTAGAGAGCGGTCCTTGACGGCCTTCTCCTCAGTGCTCAGCATGGTAAACGCTACGCTTGGACGAGAGGTCGAGGACTTACCGTCCGGGCCTTCGTGCCACTCACGCACAGCCTTGGCGATGGTCGGGACCAGCGTTTGCATCAGAGGCTTGGCGACCTGATTGTCTGCCAGCTCCCCGCGCTCAGCTTGGCGCTCAAGGTTCTTAATGAAGCGTCGCTCGCCTTCAGTGTATGCCTCATGCTCAAGCTGAAGCTGTTTGACTGCGAGGTCCTGACCGTAGTGGTCAGCCAGTACGTTGAAAGGTTCGATTGCATTCGACACATCAGAGAAGTCGTGCTTGTCAATTGAGATGACGCTCATACTTAAAGTCCTTATAACTGTTGTCTTATCACTAAAGTCTTTCACTTCAGTCCTGACTTAGAGTCTTTCGACCTTGAGTCCTTTAGTGATAGTTTAGTCCAAACTACTTGCATATCAATGGGTTAGCGTGGAGATGACTGAAGTCGCCTTTGGTCGTGTGCTTGATGCCTGACCGCTGGTCTATCGCCCTCCAGCCTGAGACCAGAAGTTTACCATCGTCAGTGCGTGGTCGTCCACCGTAGGCCAGACACATCAGCTCGGACTTATTGCCCTCAGCCCGGAGCCTTGCTTGCAGTACCCGGTCGCGCTCCTGCTGTTGACGAACGGTGTGATTTGAAGTCTTGTGAGTGTACATTATAAAGCCCCTGTCAAGTAGTGGAATGCGTTTCTCAATAGTTCTGGCGAGTCCTTCAATAGGCCAATTCCCCGGTTACAGTTAGAGCACAACAGGCCCCGCACGTCCCCAGTCAGATGGCTATGGTCTACGCACAGAGAGCGGCCCTCCATAGACTCAGGTTGCTTACATATTGCGCACACCCCTTTCTGCTCAGCGTATAGCTTGAGGTATTCAGCAGAGTCTATACCGTAGTTCGCCTTCAGGTGGTCATTACGTCTACGCTCAGCCTCTTTCTGGTAGCGTTCAGGGTTCTTGCCAGCCTTGCGCCGTTCGCGCTGCTGACGTGCTTTACACGCCTTACAGGTGCCAATGTGCCCATCCTTACTGGATGCGTTCTTAAAGTATTCGCTCAGAGGTTTCAACATCTTACAGTCAATACAGGTCTTACACATTACAGCTTGCTCCCTAAGGTTGCGATGTCCCAGACGTTTGCGAGGTTGCGCATAAAGCGTCCGTTTGGTTGTCTTACAGTCCAGCGACCCAGTGATACATACTGGAAGCGGTAGACTTTACGTGCCTTGGCGATGTCTTTAGCGAGGATTGCAGCTATCAGACCGTAGCCGATGACCAGAAGTAGCCAGCCCATTACAGTGACCCTCGCTTGATGCAGTCGTAAAACCCATACCCAATCATCCAGATGACCGGAGTCAGGCAGATAAAGTGACCTAAAGTCATGACGTTCACCTCTATATGTTGTGAGAAATAATCTTTGAGACCACTACATCTAGTGGCCTCTCGTCTATCACTCAGCTATTGCGTTCAGCTTGCCCTGCATCTCGTCTTGATGGTCGCTCGCAGTCCAAGACACTGGGTCCGTGATTATCAAGCGCCCGTTATTGTCAACCATCACGTTAGCGCGGTGAGTGTCGAACGATGCCAGACCGTAGAAGAACGTGTGAATCTTACGTGCAGTCTGCGCAAGGTCTTTGATGTATTGGGTCTCGACGTGTGCAAACTCTATGCGAGCGTCTTGGTCAAGCCACCAGCTCAGTGCAGCGGCTGGCATCTCGCAATGGTCTATCACTGCGTTGACTACACGCCACGACACGTTAAGGACCCGTTGCTCGTAAGTCTTACCGTCCCGGCAGTAGTCCCCACCGATGTCTTGCAGTGAGCGGTACTTATCCATAGCGACCATGTAAGCCCTGCTAAAGCGTTTGACCAGATGGATGACCGGAAGTCCCGCCAGACCCTCATTCTCCCGGCAGAAGGCCGCATACGCAGCGCCTGAGTCATCCTTCTTAAAGCCCACCTTGATAGCGTAGCCCGGCAGGTCCTCATGCTCAAAGGCAGCAGCGAAATGTCCCAGACCTAACAGCTTGTAGCCGTGCTCTTTAGCCAGTATCTCAAAGGCAGACCAGCGAGGCTGACCACCTATGCCAGCGTTAGGGTCCTCAATCTTGTAGCACTCCTCGCAGATGATAGCGTGAAGCTGAGACATCAGGTTGTTCATGATTACTTTATCGTGTGCGTTCATCTTGTTGTTTCCTTCTCAAGTTAAGTGACAATCAGTCAGGCCCTTCAGTCAAAGGACCTGTAGTCTGGCACTCAGTACCCGCCTGTCAGCGTTATGGTCAGGCTGTGATGGTCAGCCTCGTAGCAGGCCCCGCGCTTCATCAGCTCAAAGAGACCATCGTAAAATGCCTGCTCACTGCGATACGTTATCTTGTACATTACACCACCTCCCAGAAGCGGCCTTCAGCGTCTTTCGTGAAGCATTCACCCTTCGGTGCATCGACCTGCTGGAAAGACCCGTGCAGGCGCTCAGTGCGGTAGCCGTCCAGTCCCTTGCAGAACATCAGGCCAGCCGTGTGAGTCTGAGACTTGTAGACCATCACACAGTCTTGCTCAAAGTCATTGCAGGCCAGTCGTGCAACATTGATAGCTTGAGCTTTGGACTCGCAGCGTACACGGTAGGTTCTCTCTTCAGTGGCGACCTCTTGCCCTTGCTCACGGTAGCAGCCTGTAAGCCCGGTACATTCCAGCACACCGTAGTAGTCTGGTTCAGCTTGCAGCAGTGCCTTAAGGTCTAACTGACGGCCCATGTTGACCATATCAGAGAGGTTGGCACGAGCAGCAGACACGAGCACATAAAAGACGTTGGCTGGTTCGTTAGTGTAAATCATGATGTGTATCCTTTAAGTGAGTGATTATCAGAAAGAGACCTGAGGCGCTCATCTTGAGCCTGACCCGCAGTAGCCAGCAAGTCTCTTGAGTTAATCGCTTACTATCGGCGCACATTAAGAGTTATCCAGATTGTTAAAGAGCGTTGAGGCGTTGCCTCTGGTACTGCTTATCAACCGTTGGTGCCGTGTTGATGTGGTACATACTACGTTAAGTCGTTACTGCTTGTCAACTACTTTCTTACTTCAGGTTGGTGCGCTTAGTTCCTTCTGCAATCTCCCGTACTGGCTAGACCATTCAACCTATCGCCCTACCTACTGTGAGTCACCGTCTCGGTGAGTCGCTGTCGTGTTGACGAGGAGCATTAAACCATAGTTAGACTGAAAGTGTCAACAACTATTTATCATGTTAATTTATACAGTAGTCCAATGACTATATAAGGATGACTACAGATGACAGATAGTGATTGACTTTAAGTCTTAAGACTGTATTATAAGAGTCCAGTTGGCAGACACCAACAATAACCCTAGTCAGCAATGGTCACTGACTGCTAAAGAGACCGGATGTGATAACCTGTGAGTCTAGACCTTAAGACTCTGATAAACTAAAGGTCGACATAGTGTCTATTGACTGTAGGTAGTCCCATCACTTAGGGATTGACTGTAGGTAGTTGGACTGTAGGTGATGAGACTTGAGGTGATGACTTGAGGCTGATACAGATAGCGACTCAAGGACACAACATATAGTCCCAACCTTAGGCCCCCAACCACTAGATATAGGCCCTATCGGTCCAGACTTCGGGTCAACCTTGGGTCAAAGACTTGAGGTTTGACCTTTGGTCACTGGGGTGGTGGCCTTTGGTCTGACTGAAAGAGGGCTATGGGGAGACTTGAGGTTCTTGAACTGTGAGATGGACTCTCGAACTTTTGGTCCAAAACTCATCGAGAGACTGTAGGTGTGAGCTACTGTAGGTCAAGGACCGTAGGTCAGGCGACACTAGGGTGAGACCATAAGTGGATAGACCCTAAGTGAGCTTCTCTTAAGGTGTTACCTAAAGTCCTTGACTACAGTAGCTAAGGTCAGTAGAGTGGAGGGTTTATCCCACGTACTGACCTTAGGTCTTCAATGGGCGTATTCCCACTCCGTCTGATAGTCCTCTTCAGAGAACGACCCGTAAGACTCTTCGTCCATTCTATCTCCTTTCGTTGATTGTTACCATTACGGCGTTAATGACACTCAGACACCAGAGTACATACGAGAGTCTCGACCCACCCGACCCACTGACTTCCAGCAGTAACGCCAGCAGCAAGTAGAACAGCAGCAAGAAACCTGTACGTAGCTCTATTGGTCGCCAGAGCTTTGAGAACAGCTTTGGTCTTACCCATGCTACATACCTCCTGTCAGCGATGGTCTACTTTAAGTTATGGAGGGATTATGATTATTATCACCCTCCTCTATCGGCGCGAACCTTAGGTAAGAACTCAGGAGTCTGCCTCCTAAGGTCTTGCATAAAGTATGCATATGCTTATTCATTGAGTCTTTACTATAAGTAACCGGGGGTCTTCCCTATAGTGATAGTTAAGTCCAAAAGCCTTTAGAATCATAGAGTTAGACCACTAGTAACTATGGGTTACTAACCGCTTGTTCATGCAGTATTCACCCATAGTTATTCATTAGGTCAGTGGAACTTCACGTAGGACCCTAAGCCCAAGTCATCATCTGTATTGAACTGGACCCGGACCCCATTGTCCCAGTAGTCCGTCTCGATGGACTTAAAGCCTTTCCGTGGGTCTTCCATCTGTTCCTCCAGCCACTCCTCGGTGACTTCACGCTGGCCCTTCACGGCATCCTTCGCCATAGACTCTACGAAGAACTGAACACCGATAGCCAGAGCATCAAGTCGGTCATCGTGTGCCAAGGCTCCACGTTCACGGCTGATACGGGTCATCTGGTAGAACAGCGAGTAGATTGGGTTACGGACACCATCCTTATCAGAGGCAGTCTGGTAGTCAGACACAATGGTCGAAGCATTCACGATGAGTCGGTGGGACCCCATGATAGGCTCCAGAACGTCGCAGATGCGGAGTTCCTTCTGACCCTTGCTCTTGACCTCGGTCACTGCTGCCGGGTGAATACGGGCCGCTACAGGCTTGAAGAGTTCGAGGTACATACCATCACCGAAGTTACCCTCAATGACATACTCGTTAATCTTCCACTTGCGTCCAATCTTCGCCAGAGCTTCCAGCGTTGAGTCCTCATAGCCACCACGCATACCACCAGCTTCCATCACGAAGATGTAGCCGTTGAGCTGATACAGCACCGCATAGCCAGTCTCATCCTTACCACGACCACTAGGGTCAATGACCAGAATCTTCTGGGTGTATGAGCTGAAGGCAGAACCTACAGTCTGATACGTGTGGTAGGTGTCGCCCATGAGTCCAACGTTAGGAACGTCATCACGCTTGTTCTGAAGGTTCGGGAGCCACTGGTAGACCATAGGGCTGGACTCAGGGTCCAAGTCCGCTACGATAAGGTCACGCAGCTTCAGCGGGTACTTCTCGGCATCCCCAAGGTTCGGGTTCAGCATGAACTGGAGAGCGAAGCCAGCCTTACCATAGGACAGCTCACGTTCCTTCAAGTCCTCATCGTCGAAGCGTACCTCATCCGTTGGGAGCCAGTAGTAGCCCTCAGGGTCGGACTCAAGCTCAGCCTGAAGCATCGGAGCCAGACGGTCGCCGTAAGACTTCCAGTCCTTCTCATCACGAGGGTAACGAGCAGGCCAGATGGTAGTCGAGTAGCCACGACCCTCAAGCTGACGATACAGGGTCATCTCGGTCTGAGGAGTACCCAGATAGATAACCGTACCACCCGGCTTCAGGATTGCGTCGAACTCTTTAACCAGCTCGGACAGTCGGTCCCTTGCAGCCTGAGTCGCTGAGTTACCGGGGACCTCTACGTCATCGGCAATCAGGATGTCAGCACGGCTACCAGTTAACTGACCAGTGATACCCACGGACTTAACCGAAGGTGAGTGGTCTGGCTTGGCTGGCCCTACGTCGAAGCTGATTACTGCGTCTCGCTGTCCCTGCTTAGGCTTCAGCTCTTGGAGTTGAGGCATCAGGTCGATGATACGCTTGATGAAGATGGAGTTCGCATCGGCTCGTTCCTTTGAGGCCGACACAATCATGAACTTCAAGTCCGGGTTATTCCACAGCTTCCAGACCACGAAGGCACACGTAATGAAGGACTTCCCGATACCACGGAACGCCTGTAGGATGAATCGCCTATTGTCCCCAGCCGATAGTTTCTTCGCCATGTCAATCTGACAGCGAGTCGGGACCGGGAGGGACAGAGCTTTCCACAGGACGAACAGGAAGAACACGAAGTCTGCCTTCATACGGGCAGTCATAAGCGCCTGACGCGCCGCTAAGTCTTGACTCAAGGCTTCACCTCCTTATTCTGCTGCATGGCTCTCACGGTCTTCTGGAGGGCCTTAATCCATTCATCACCTTTCAGTCCGATGGCGATAAGACGCTTAGCATCTCGTTCGTCAAGTTCGGCGTAACCATCAATGACGCATCGACCGTCAGTCTGGACTGTTCCACTGGTGGGTTTGACACGGATGCGCAGCCGCTTGTTATCGCGGTTAAGGTCAGCAATAATCCTATCAGTAGAGCCTTCCAGCGCGGACATCTTGTCTTGCCATTCGGCTGACACTTTGTCGATTTCACCTTGGACAGCAGTCCGTTGATTCTCTCGTGCCTCAAGTTTCGTGATGTACTCATCATTTACCTTTGCCTCCCACTTATTGTCTGCCACCCAGTAACCGGAGCAGAACAGGAGTCCTGCCAGCAGCCACGGGGCGCATCTACGTAAAAGTTCGAGCATAGTTGCCCTCCTCGTTTCTCAGAATCCACGTAGCGTCGCCGCTCGTAGTGTGTGTTAATCATAAAGGCCACTACATATAGTAATGACCTTGAGTCTAACACTTATGGATTGACTGTAGCTTCCAGCGCCTCGACGCGAGTAGTCAGGCGTTCCAAAGCCGTCTGGACACCACCGAAGGTCTCAAACAGCTTGTCCAGACGCTCCTCAATCGGATGCCTGCTGTCAGACCACGGGAGGTCCTCCTGCACAACGTTGAGCTGTACGAGGCCCACAGTGCTGGTATTCAGTACCTGCAAGTTTCTCGTAGAGTTCTGCGTGTCGATTGGGCCAGCGGTGTTGACCGTGAACCCAGAACGGATGAGGCCGATTAACTGCGTGGTAGTGGCTACCTGTCCATCGGAGAACACCCACTCATAGCCTGTGACAGGAGTAGAGATGGACGCTCCAAACTTACCGTCTGCCGTGAGGGGCCAGAAGATAGGGAACGTACCGGACAGAATCCCGTTACCAGCCTGAGTAAGCTTGACGGTAGAGGTCTGCCAATCTTTATTGCTAAAGTCCATCAGTGTGCGCTTAATCGCCATTATTGTACTCCATAGCCAGTATCGTTATCCTCGGTCGCTGAGAGCACCTTGTCGTACTCTTTGTTCAGCGCCTCCATGTCAGCCAGTTGCTTCTCGTCCACAGACACCTTGCTCAGCACAAAGTTGTGACGGGCCAGCAGCTTCTCGATGGCGTTGTAAAGCTGGGGCGAACGCTTGGAGTCATCCCGCAGGTCTTGCAGCATGAGTCGAGCACGTTCGGTGTCCAGCATCAAGAGGAACTTCTCTAAGTCCATCTGCGTCATGTAGCACCTCCACTCTTAATCGTCTTGTAAATTAGGACGCCAATCTGCACCACGGTGTACGCGATAGCAGCGACGTAGAACCATTCGTTGAGCGTTAACCCAAAGAAGAACCGACTGGCACCATCAGCCGCAGCGGTCCCGACGATAGGCGAGGCTTTGAGGACCTCGTTCTTGAAGTCGAACTCAATCATAATACCTCCATTGTTAAACGGGTCGTCCTTGACCCAAGGTTGTTACCCTACGTTAGTGAAGTCCCAGTTAGCCTCAATCTGAGCCATGAAGGAGCCAGTAGTCCGCTTGAACACGCCGATGCGACCAGAGGTCACTACAGTCGTTGCAATCGGGTTAGCCACAACACGCCCGTCATCTGTGATGATAGAGAAGGAGTATTGACCGCTTGCGTTGGTGTAGACCCACACCGTGAACCCTACGTTCGTAAAGTCCTTGGTCGTTGTGTCGCCCAGAAGAGTCCAGTCGGTAGGCTCCTTACCCAGCCATGACCCACAGGCCATCTGACCATTGGATGCCACCCCAATGAGGATAGCGTTACCAGACAGAGAGTCGAGGTTCAGCGCCAGATAGGTGTTCAGCCCGAAGCCAGACTTGACGTACACCCGTCCTACAACCGTACCCTGACGGATATAACCATCAGTCGTCATCGCGCCAGCACGTCCAGAGAACGCATTGGATAGCACATAGTCATCGAACTGGTAGCCGTCCGCAATGAACGGGACTGGAACTGAGGACTGAGAGATAGACAGACGGGTCAGCGGGATGGTGATACCATCGGTAGTGATATGTCCGAATTTCAGGGCCGGATACCAGCAGGTAGGCAGAGCGCCACCATTCACGATTGCAATCTGGTTTAGGCCCTTGCGAAGACGACCGCCATAAGTGGTCAATGTACGGGAGCCACCAAGATAGTTTGACGCCAGTTTGCCAACGTTGTATTGACAGTAGTCGTTAATCTTCTTGTTGCGCGTACCGTAGTTCGCATCGGTTTCATCCAGAGTCAAACCAGCAGGTGCCCAGACACGAAGATGGTTGTTGTCTCCAACTTTACCAGCCCCAGTCCACGGCTCCATGATGGTCAGTGACATATCCTCTTCTTCACACCACACGAAGGTGTTGAACGTAACGTTCTCACCAGCGGTCTGAGCCATAGGCAGATAACCAAAGGTATTCAGCTTCGGTGTACCACCAGCTTTACCGTACTGAGGACGTAGGTGGTTCTGAGATGGATACGTAACTGCATCCCAATAGTTCTCGACCACAGAGGTGTTCATCATGTCACCCGGACGCACACGGCGAACGTACTTCTCACCGAGAGTCTGCATGAACATTGAACCACCCATTACCTTCTGTCCCAGCTCCTGCGGGTGCGTGGTGTCATACTGAGGCTCTTTCTTCACGTAGTAGTAATCCATGCCCTGCATGTTGATGTTGGACATCTCCGTCAGGTCTGGACCTAAGTTGAAGTAGTCGATACCCAGAGTCTCACACATCTGACGCTTGGTCGCACCTTCGAACCCAATACGGGACCAGTCGTTGTCGTTCACCGTCACAATACCAACGGTGCAGCCATAGCCCCACGCCTTGCGGACGAACATATCAATCTGGTCACGGTAGGTCGCCATGTCTTGACCGGAGTCGTTCCAGCCCATAGCCAGAATACAGACACGAGGGGCCTTAGCGCCATACCGAACGTTCCCGAAGAACCCACGGTCGAAGTTACGGTAGCCCCATCCGTCTGACAGCTTGGCCCCTGATAGGGAAGCATTGTAGACTTGGAAGATAGGAGCCGCAGACCAGCGAGACTGAACCATGTTCATCAGCCACTGCCAGTGAGCACACCATGAGTGTGAGCCACCAGCTAACCCGTGGTTATAATCTACAGGAGCCGCTAGGTCACGGTTGGAATCCAGCGGTGGAGAACTCCAGTTCTGCTTACCCCAAGCACCATCAGTGATGGAGTCGCCAACAATCCCGATTGTACCGTCGCCGTAAGACTGAGAGCGGACAGCTTCGAGCAGCACGGATTTGACCGAACGCTTGTTACCATTGGTCGCCTTCTCAACGTCAAACAGCATGTCACCGCCATAGAACTGGTTGCGGACAATCAGCTTACCCTCACCAACGAACTTACGGACGTCATCGTCTGGCAGCAGGTTCACGCGGATAGTCACATCACGGGGGATGTAAATCTTACTGGCGAACGCATAGCAAGCGTTACGGTTATCGACCGCAGTGTTGAAGTTGATGTTTGGGACATAGTAGACAGACTCAGCGCCTTCAAACTTAAAGCGACCACGGAGCATCTCAGTGCGCAGCGTTGCGTCACCAACTGAAAGCCACTTACCTTTACCTACACCGCCAGCGGTATCAGGAGTCGAGCCGACCGGGACGTTCTTAGGCAGGGAGCCATCCCAACGATAATAGTTACCATCAGATTCCCACAGCAGAGCTTCGTTCCACTCGGTCACATTAAAGCCCTTCTCGAACGAGCGTCGGGTGATGTAACCCATCAGACCAGCAGTCTTGATACTTTCAGCGATACGACGAGCCTCATTCTCAGAGTTCTTCGCATTGGTTGCTGACGTCAGGGCTGAGTCTGCATATTCCTTCGCAAGGTCGACCGTTTGGTCACGACCTTCTTCAGCGATATGAATGGCCTGAAGTTCAGCGTTGGTCAGGTCGTTTGCGGTCAGGACCGAACCGTCACGGAAGTCTACCACCAAGTCGGTGCCAGTCTGACGATGGATGCGCAGGGTGTCGAAGCCAGTCTGAGCAATCAGAATCTCAATGACCGTTGCGCTCAGGAACCGATAGTCACGACCTACAACGAGGACCTTGTTCTGCGTCTGGTTGGAACTGTTCACCAACGTTACGACGACGAAAGGTCGAGCCAGATAGTCGAACTCAATTCGGTACTGCGATTGACCAGCAGGGAACTGAGTGATAGTTGTTTTAGCCATTATACCTCCTGTTATTCAAAATAGGTGGAGACCGAAGCCTCCGTTCCTATAGTGATAGTTTAGTCTTTGATGTGGATGCCTTGTTCCTCAAAGGTTCCCAGTAGGAGCTTCTGAGTGATTGGGTCGTTCGGGACTAGTTCGCGGAAGGTGTTGTACATCCCGGTCATGTAGTCCCGTTCGTTCACACGGGTGTCAGCCTTCAGGTAGCCAGCCAAGTTGTAAGCCGAAGCGCCAACGTTAGCAGCATAGCCGAAAGCTGGGACCTGCTCAAGGAAGTTACCGACCACATTCATCACCGGGTCACTCTTCGCAGCACCATAGGTAATGGCACGTTCGGGCTTCTCAGTAGGTGAGCGCGGAAGGATAGACGAGCGGAGCAACTTAGTGTCCTCATACCCAGCGATGCCACCCAGAATGTTGGCGACCCCAAGAGGTCCACCCAAGTGGGAGCTACGGGACAGAGCCGCATAGCCAATCATCGTCGGGTTCAGGGCCTGCTTCAGGTACTCACGGTCCCGACCATCCTGCATGGCGTAAGCCTTGATGTGCGCCTGAGCCATATAATACATTCCAGCCAGACCCATAGACATAACCGTGGACAGTGCAGCATCCATAGCTCGGTTGTTCTTGGTGGCGTTGTAGAAGGTACGCATGGTTCGACCGTTGATGGACTTGATAACGAAGTTCTTAAACTGCAAGACAGTCTTCGCCAGTGGACCATACGCCTTGGCGTCCATGTTGCTCAGCTTATGCGGACGGAGCAGGGTCTCATCAGCGATGGTGTCGCCCATACGCCAGAGGTCCATAGCCCTTGGGTCCTTACTAAACGCCTTCTTATCCTTGATGGTGTACTTCCCGTCTGGACCACGAGTCACTGACTCACGGATGAGGGACTTAATGCCCTTCCATTGGTCAGCGGAGATACCAGCG